TGAAAAAGAACTACCTAAGCCCAAAGGAACATCTAATGCTGTTGCCGCAGGACTTGTAGAATTACCACCTAAACCAACATCAGCAGTACCGGCATTTGTACCATCAACTAATTCAACAATATAATTCGCAAGTTTATCTCGTAATAAGTCAGTTATCAAAATTCTTCCTCCACTAAGTCTGTATAGGTGATTGTGGCCCCACCTGTGAATCCAAGTGTGGCTGTCCCTGTATTTAATGCTGTCGTGAATCCAAGTGTCATTGAACCCGTTGTTGTTCGTTTGCGAACTAATAATCTAATTGGTTTAATTTTAACAGTTTCTAAGAAACCAAGAGCAGTTGATTGCTCATTATTTTTAGTATTCTGTAATGTTTGAGCAGTATCAACATCAACAGTAAGTTCGGAAAATCTATCTTCTAACTGTTTGCTGTATTTACCTAATTCTAATTCAAGTAAGCCGGTCATTAGGTGAGTAATTTCTAAAACTATGTATTGATTTCTAGGTATGTTTTCCTGTTTAACTTCTACATTGACAACATCACCAACTTGTATTTGGCTTATATTATTATGTCCTATTTTAATTCTAAGTTTTTTATTGTCGCCTTTATGTAGAATAAGAAGTTCCTTTGCTCTCGTATCAACTTCTTCTTGAGTTGTTAGTTTTCTTTCAAAGACCTTGAGTGTTTTTCTTCCAACCTTCTTAACGCTTCTTAGGTCTTGTTTCTTAGATTTATGAGATTTACCATTTACTATGATTTCATTGTATTCTTCAAATGTGCTATCTAACACTTCGTATTCATAGATTCTAATATCGCCGTTATCGCTAATGAGTAGGTCATTGTAAAAGCCAGATGAGTCTTTTGGTTTTATTTCAAAGGTTTCATTCTTTTGTATTAAGGTCTGTTCTTTCTTTCTTAGCAAGAAGTTAATTGCTTCAAAGATACTGATGCCGTCAAAGTTAGGAGCAACGAAAAGAGGATAAGTTTCCTTTGTGATGGTAAATGATGTGTCCTGTTCTTCAAGTAATTCTTCTATGAGGTCGTCGGCTTCTTGACAAATACTAACAACTGAACCAATCATGGCTCTTTTTGAATTAGTATCAATAGGTGATTCACCACCAACTGTAATTGATGTAATTTCCGAAACTGAAACAACTCCTTTTGTTTCTTTAATTGAAGACAAAGTAATAAATTTCTGATAAGTAGAAACATTAGTGTAGGCTAATTCACTAGAAAATACGCTATCACCATCGCTGATACAATATTTGCTATCTTTATTTTCTAATAAAGTATCTAAGGAAGAAGTAGTCACAATTGTTTCTGTATCAGAAGATAAGTTTTCAATATCAACTGCTACATACATAGAAAGAATACCTTCATTATCTCCTTCTAAATCTCTATCTCCTTTAGCATTCTGTAATTGATATGAGTTTATATTAGAATACATTTTATCTTCATATGGCATTTTAGTATATGCAGAAGAAAGCGTATTTAGTTGTATTTTCTTAGGGCTAAAATCATATGTGCAAGTATGATTAGGTTGAAGAATACGGAAATGGTCAGAAGTTAATGGCCTGTCTGTGACAATAATATGCCTTCCTGTCCCACTGTTATTATAGGCGTGGTCTATTTCATGAGAAATAACATAGGCCAAAATAATAGGATTGACATTGTTTAGCCCCTTTGTTGCATTCATGGCTACATCTCCTTGTGTACCATCAACCTCACTATAAACTCCTTGTGTTGATGCTAAATATGTTCCCGTTAAATCAACAAACTTTAGCCATGTATATTGTCCTGTTTCTTCAAAACCATACCTATAAATATCCGATGCGCCAATGGCTTTATCTGTGGAAATATAATTATCACCTGTGACTACTTTTAGTTTAGGTTTAAATGCAAGCATAACACCATCGGCAGTTCTTGAATAAGTAATGTTAGAAGCAGATTCATTTGTTTCTTTGTTAGCAAATTTCTCATTTAGAGCGTAGCCTAGAATACTTAATTTTGTTCCAGTATTATCTTCAAACTTTGTAATTCCGGTAATATGTGCTCCTACCATACCCGAAGCCGCTAATGAACTTCCATCTTCTATTGAAAATCTATCTAAGAATACAGGTAGCCAAGATTTAAGATAAAGTTGATTATTTACGGCGGCTCCACTTGCTGCAAAAGTTCCAATGCCATCAATTATTTTTAGCAAATGAGAAGGATGATGTGAAGCAACATCGCTTACACTCCCTAAAGGAGTACCTGCGTGTAAATCAATAGGTGCATAGGTATTGTGTTGTTTTGTTGCATCACTAGAAGCATTTCCTAAAGTAGAGCCATATTTAGTATTAAATTCTTCTCCACTACCTCCATATCCATCACTTGTACCACCAGCGTTTTCTGCGTGATTTATTGCGGCACTTCTAAGCATATGTATTTCTTTGTTAAATGCAACAAATGTATCAGTAGAACCATGACCCATAAGATGTGACTTAAATTCATCATCAGCAACAGTGACTTTTAATCCAGCACCATTGAAGTATGCATTTCCTTTTGTTTTATATGCGGCATCTGATGTAGTTATTACTGTATCTGAACCAACTGTTGCACTTGAACCAACAGTTCCGATATATCTACCCTCATCATCTAAAATGTAATCACCGTTAGCGATTGTAATAGTACCACTCATTGTGATTGTACTTCCACTGATACTTGCTATTGTTCCTAAGTTATCTATATTCAAGTGAGGATAATAGAATCTAGGGAGAGTTTTATTACCATCGGGCGGATTTTCTGGGTCAAATTGATTAAATGCCCAATCAAAACAAAGTTCTGTTAGTCGCATCATTCCGAACCTAGTTAAACTAGAAAGGGTTTTTTCGCTAGATAGAATAGAAGAAGAAGAATAATTCCCATCTTTGAAGGCAATTGTTTTTGTATTTACTCCGGTATTGTCTTTAGCATCCGAGTTTTCAATGACAGAAGAATCAGTTAATGCTAAGATATTATATTTGGTAATATCTCTAGTTTGTCCAGAATATAATAGGCTATCCTTTCTTGTAGAAGAATAAGGTCTTAAGTCCGAATTAACAAACAAAAACATTCTTGCAACTTTTGGGTCAGGTTGTTTTAAAATATCTTGAGTGACATACGGAGTTTTTAATGTACTTGTACTTGTATGCGGGTCTGGCGGAAGAAGATATATTTCATAAGAACCCGATGCTTTATGAATTAAAGTATCAAAGAACTTAGAGCCGCTTGCTGGAACATAACCCCTAGTTTGTAGCAAAGTATGTGGTCTTGCTACATTATCCATTTTATCTACGCCGGTTATGTTATTGACTAGCCCACTATCAATGTAAAATGCGGGATTGAATTTATATGTAGAAGCATAATAGGGTATCTTTGAAACTATACTTTCATAGTAATTAAGGTCAGCAAATGCACCATAATTTGTTTTCTTTGGTGTGTTATGGCTAACAATTCCCTTTTCCATATTAATTATTCTATAATATTGGCTACCTGCTCTATCGGATAAAGTTAAAGCAAAAGTTCCAGAATTAAAGTAAGTAGGAAAATCTAATACATTGTAGGCTCCATCGTCACTTGAAGATGCGCTTCTGCTTGGGTGTAATGGTGCAATAACTTTACCACCATGTAAGTGTGCGCCATTTAATAAAGAAAGTTCATGTGTTAATTTATTTGTTTCATTAGTGGTAGAATCACCAGCAAGAGTATAAATTGCTGAACCATTATCAGCCGCAGACAAGTCCCTATCTACATAAATTCTTATATTAGTATTTCCTCCAAAATAATTGGCTTGAACTATTTTACCAACAAAGGTTGTTCCTATGTATAGTGGCTTTCCGTAATGTACCTAAAGAAGTTAAGGTAGTATCTTGTGTATTTGCAAAATTAACATCAACCCTTCCCAATGTTAATGGAATGTGTGGAGCAATTTCAATAACTTGGTTTCCTTCGACTTCTTGAATAGAAAGAATGTTAAAATCAATAAGTGTATTAACTGTATCAAAAGTTGCATATGATTTACTTGAAGCATTATCATCCAACCTTGCTTGGAAAAGGTTGTCCGATTTCATGTTTGTTGCTTCGCTTAGATAATACCCTCTTGAGTTTGGATTAGTAGTGTTTATAGAAGATGGTGGAAGAGAAACAGTTTCTTCTCCATTAACTAAAGTTGTTCCACTTTCAAAGAAAAGACCTTTATTTGCAGTACCATAAAGACTAGTAGCAGAAGAAACAAATGCATTAGAAGATAATGCTTTATTGAATACAGAATATTTTGTAGATGCTTTATATGCTGCTTTAGCACTAACTTCCCCTTTACAAGTATTAGTAAATGAAAAAGAAGTTCCTGTTCCACCTGATGATATTTCTCCAAGATATACCATTGAACCACTAGTTGTCTTAGCAAATATTTTATCCCCTGTAATTAGTGTAGTGCTTCCACTTAAAGTCAAAGTATTGTTTGTAAATTCAGTTGTTGCATTTGCTCCTAATGCTGTGACTTTATTATATGGGCTGTCCGTTGAATACACAATATCTTTTGAGAACAATGTATTCTTTTCGATAATTGGGTCAAGCAATTCTTTAAGTTTATCAGCACCATTGATATTCATTATGGTAGCACCATCAACCTTTTCTTGTTTAAGATTTGTAATTCTACCATTTAGTTTTTCATTGTAAATCATATATTGCCCAGACATTTTATCTAATGCTGTCTTAGTATCGTAGCCTTGATTAAATAGAGATATTGTTAATAATCCAGTTTGAGAAACATAAGAAGTGACAGTTGCTTCTAATTGAGAAAACTCATCACTGATTAAGGAAACTGATAAACCGTCTTGCCTATCATCAATCATTTTCATTCCTGTTAAAAGAGTACCGTCTGTTGTATTCCATGCTCTTCTATAAATTTTAGTATCTGATGAAATTGTTGCAATACTCGTCGTTGTTGTAAATACAGAATCGGTTTCTAATCTACTTTCTTGATAGAACCTTAAAGTTGAAGCGGTCACATCAAACACAATCATAACTCTTGAGTCAATTAAAACTTCATCTCCATCATTTAAATATGTCTGTAAATCGACCGGAGTATTAATTGCATAAAGTGGTTTATTAGCCACATTAGAAGTGAGTGAACTAATTGTAGCACCAAAAGAAATCCAATCATTAAAGTCGCCCCTATGAACCATTTGCCTTATTCGCAAGGCATCGTAGTTAATTATTTTCTTTGATAGGATACGATAAGGGTCGGAGAT